AACCGATTCATATCTCTCCCCCCGATACATGCTCAATTCTATCGGGGGACAGTCGACTTCAACTTCTCAATAACTTCCCAGATGGTTAGTCTCCCCCGGAGGGAACAAGCTGACATGATCTGTGAGTACGGTGCGACCGGGGGGCTCACTTCACCTGCAACAGTCCGTATAATGGTTGGTCAACATCTAAGACAGCTGCGTGGCTTTATTGATAGGCGTGAGGCGGATTTTCAATTTGTCGAACGTGTTCAGGCTGGGGTGATCCCGCCAGAGCCAGGGATACAAGATGTACAAGATGTGGGCGGAGACTAGAATCGCCCCGTATGCAGGCTTTAGGTCCGAGCCCGGGTGACGAGGTTACATTATATAATGTCGACCCGTCCCTGCCTAAAGCCGCTAGGGTTCACAATGGTGGGCGTAGAGCACCGAGGTCTCTACGGGCAGCGTCAAGCAAATTCATTCCTGTATTTGTTGCTGTCGGAGGTGCATACTTGTCTGTGGTGACAAGATCAAAAGCCACACATGTGTTGGTACATGTGGAGTACGATACTTCCACTTGGTATGGGTTGACCATGTTGAACGTAGGTCAAGGATCTGTGCGGCTTTACAGCCAACGTTTAGGAGATGTAAGGTTGTATTATCTTGACGTAAACACGAACGTTGACACTTTACCACCGGAAATACGCCAGGCTGTGTCTGCTGCTTATTCGCAGGTTGACGGATACGACTTTACGAAGAATAACAAAGCACAGATGATACGTAGGCTCTTTGCAACAGTCCCCCGTACTGTATCTGAAATTAAGCAAGTTGTACCAGGCATTTTTGACCGAGCTGCGGTGAGTGGAGAGCATCACACTCATCTTCGGCCTGAGGAGATATGGGATATAGCCCGACGTGATCCATCGCGTCGAGAACTGTTCACAGCGATGATGGAGAATCTAAAGGCAATGAAAGGAGTAACAGAGGCCTTCGCATCGTCAGCGTTGTTGTATGTAGTCGTAGCCGGTTTGACACAGGCGAGGATAGTCACATTCAGCTCTTACTTATGGACAGACGACTTAGGTATGACCATGGACAGGCTTAAGGATGTATCCGTCAAGATGAAGGCATTACACTCCAGGGATATGCTGGACCTCACCGAGCTGTTTGAGTTGAACACGCTGGTCAACCGAGGGTATGGTGCAGTAAATTGGCAAATGGAGAGAGAGCACAGGCTACACCCTGATGTCATTGATGTAGCGCCAGAGACCGTATATGCCAAGGCAGTATCTGTCTTCAACATGGGTGTCCGCCACGGATTCAAGTACAAACGTATGAGCTTGAATGACTTCGCAGCAGCACGCTGGGAGTGGTCACCAGCAGGCAGTGTACATTCACAACATGCAGCAGATGAGAAGTACATCAACAGAGACAGCTACCGATACAGGACTAAGTTCGTAACGCTCAACAGCATGCCGATAGAACACGTTGAGCAAATGTTCACACGCAAGCCAGCCATACGAGCTTGGGCATCAACTAAATATGAGTGGGGGAAGGAAAGGGCAATCTACGGCGTTGATCTAACGTCGGCAACAGTCGCACACTTCGCCATGTTTAACTGTGAAGAGGTGTTAAAGCACAGGTTTCCGGTAGGAGAAGACGCTGAGGCAGGTAGGGTGCACAAGCGCCTGAAGACAATGCTAGAAGGATGTGATTCGTTCTGC